CTGCACCTATCCTCAGCCGGCACCGGTTTTAGGTTGCACCGACGACAGGGCGACGAATTATAATCCGGACGCGACACAGGATGACGGATCATGTATAATACTGGGGTGCACCGATTCAACCGCTACGAACTACGTGGCTTACGCTACTGCAGGCAACCCGGATGCCGCAAAATGCACCTATCCCGTTAGCACACCCTGTAATTGCACTCTGCTAACTACGAAATTCGGGCCTACTCCATGGCCGTCCGACCTAGCCCAGGTAAAGGCTTTTTATAAATCCACGATTGTAGACGACGCACTAAACGTAGACTATCCAGATCAGAAATTCAAAAAACTGTTGGAGGACATGAGGTATATGACCAAGACGACATGGGATGACCCCACTAAAGATGGCGATTTATCTCAATTTTTGGCTTGGGGAAAATATACCAGGGGAGGAGGGTGGAATTCGGGGCACCGAAAGATAACGGATTTTGGGGTATCACCCTTGGCAAAGACAATTATCGGTTTTTTCCAGGCTGGAAAATCTACATGTGAGGAATATTATGAGTTTGCTAAATACTGCATGGGGCAAATGTATAGTCCGAGCGGCAACACTGGATTCGGGCGCGCTCTAGATCGTATGGACTCGGCATCGAAAACTGGCAAGCCCTATATAACTAATGCATTTGCCAGGAAGATGGCAATTTCTATTCTACTGAACGGGTTTCCTAAGGAGTTTATGATGTTCTTTATCCCCCATATAAATCAACAAATGCAGAAAAACCCTTGTGGAGGGGGAGTGAACGATCCACCGCCAGCCAAAAAACCGGGATATGCCTGGAGGGCCGGAACTAAGGCCGAGGGGTATGGAGTAGTAGAGGTCAGTACGGGGAAAAAAGTGTGGAGTGTCGCTCAATGGCTAGCCCTTAGGGCATATGGTAATCTTATGAAGGGGCTCTCTAGTGCACCCGCCTCTAGCGCAACTGGCAATGGAAACATATTTACGTTAATCGATAGGCAGCAAGGATGGTCATATGTAAATCCTTACTGGACTGGTCATAGCCCACCGGGGGGCCTTGGCTCTTCGACGCGTATATCGTTTATGGAAACGAATAGCAAGACAATAAAAATCTTGGTAGACGAATTAAACGGTCTGCGCAAACACGAGCCGGCTCCAAGTAGAGAACCGTCAAACAAGGAAAGGGCGGGATTGGGGGGGCAGCCAAGTCAATGGGACAAGAAATGGTGGGGAAAGAACCCTCCCCAGCCCTAATTTAATCCATGAATACTATAAGTCTAGACGGATACAATGACCTAAATAGCGATAGATTCAGGATCGGTATCGCGATGGAGCCTGGATCTAATTCTGCTTTACGGATATACAATAGCGGGGGCGTAGGAATCCTGGAGTATAGCACCACTAGCGATTACATATATTCCCTAAAAAGGCTTTCGAATGAATCTGGGATAGTACGGGATCTTGCTGTATCCCAGGCCTCTTTTATCGGGTATCCCAGTGGATTATCATGGGTTCCCGGGGAGTCAATTTGCGCGGCATCCGATAGTCCTTATATTGACGAGAGGGTGAGCGGCGAACTGTCGCTGGGCCTCGAGGAGTTTATGGCTCAGTATGGATCGGGAACCCCGCACAGGAATAGGATTCCTGCATTAACGCCAAAGGCGAACCTCAGTGATGCTGAATATATCAAGGATGATATTCTTATTCCGGCTTGGCGCTTTAATTATGGATGGATAGCTCCCACAAGAACAGGATATTCGGATGATGTCGAAATTGGGGGGATTAATCTGGGGGGGGAGGGCTACGAGGGTCTCTCCACTCAAAAATTTCAGCTTCCAAATATTGATTCTTTGGGTAACTTAGTAATGGATGGGAAGTGGACAGTTGTGGATATAAATATGAAGGTTGTTAATATCAACTCAATATATGGTGCGCTTCCGTACATAGAGAAAGGGGAAGATTCTACCCTAATAAGTGGGGATCAATATACTGGATTCGGGTTATCGTGGGAAACTGGGGCAAACGGATATTGCTCAGGTTTTAACCCAATATCAGCCTCTGGACCTACTGGAGTGTTTAATATTTATACCTCTTCTCAGAAGGGGTCTATTTTCACCATGGATTTAATAAGAGATTTCAATAATGGGAGTGGTGCAGGATTAAATCCACAGGAAATGGCCGATCCTTTCTGGGAAGAAATTAGCAAAATAGATAACACGGGAGTGTCCCCAATATATAGTGCGTCTACCACCAAAAACGCTCTAAAGACCGAATGGAATAGTATATTCGGACTTACGGCCAATGCGAATGCTTACTCTAAATTTAAAGACGGCACCAATGTAGATGAGGCATTCTACGATATTATTGAAAAATATATAACAATCAATTGGTACGGAAAAATGGAAGAACACTTATGGGGGTCGTTAATAAACAGATCGGACGTCACCCTGAATACTAGAAACGCAGAAACGCTGAAGAGTCTAGTACTCTATCAACTTTATTATTTTGGGGCATCTGACGACATCTACAATCTGGCCCTTAGGGCTTACCCTGATTACAGGTATGTCGATGCGGCGTCTCATACTGATTTTATGTGGCACATTGGGGTTGGTGGAGTATTTGCAAACGGTTCTGATGTAAAGCGGAGCCTTATTAAGGAGGTGGGGTATCTGGATCCAATACAAGATTTTGTAGAGATTTCTCAGGTAGTGGGGCTTGCGCCTCGTACGTCTTATTCTTATGCAGTGCAAAATAATTCGAAATTATCCACGTTTGAGGGTCTAAACAAATGAAGTCTAGAGCAAAAGTAATCGCCACTACCTTTGAAAACGCGGACCCCTCTGCCATAATATCCCTCTTCAAGGTGGATCTCAAGGAAAGGGGGGAATACAGATTTCATGCCGGAGAAAATGGGTATGGCAAAAAAATAGTGTTTAATAATCAGGCATATGAATTCTTTCCTATTAGGGCTGAGGGGTTCGAGGTGCACGGCGATGGCACTTTACCCCGACCGAAACTGACCCTATCGAACCATCAAGGAGCGATATCATTAAGGCTCAATACATTTGATGATTTCATCAATTATAAGGTGACGAGAATAAAAACTTTTGTAAAGTATCTCGATGACATTAACTTTCCTAATGGAAGCAATCCTCATGCGGAACCGGACCCCGAGGCCACTTTTAGCGAGGACATATTTTTTGTAAATCAAAAAACCCGCGAAGATGACAATATAGTAGAATTTGAATTGGTGTCGGTCCTGGAGCTTCAAAACGCTAATGTACCTGCAAGAACCGTATACTCCAACCATTGCCCCTGGCGCTACCGATCTACTATTGGTTGTTGTTATACTGGAGCCCCAATTGCGGACGACAAAAACAAAAGGTTTGTGCCTAGCGGGTATCAAGGCGGCGATGTTGGGTCCGATGTATATTTCCCTTCGGAATTTGGGTCTAAAAAGTTTGGGGGAGCGACCCCCATATATCCTGAATGGTCCGTAAGCACCACGTACGACAAGGGGGATATTGTAGCATTGACCCCGGTGGACAATGACGCGGAAACTAATCCTGCGGGGATTTATGTATGCACCAAGGATAACGTAAAATCGAATCCACGATACGATTCACAAAGTTGGGTGATGGATGATTGTAGTAGAAATCTCTACGGGTGCCGATTGCGTTTTGCGGATGCTGCAACCGGTGCGGGGGGAGGAGGGAGATATTTGCACTATGGAGGCGATGGGTTTTGGACGGAATCGGAAGAGGGGCTACCGTTTGGCGGCTTCCCCGGAGTGGATCCCTACGAATATAAATAAGATGTTTTATGATCAGGTCAGATCTCATGCGGAAGAATTCCCAAGCCAAGAAGTTTGTGGGATAGTATTACTAAAACCCAATCTAGAGGTAGAAGTCCGTCGTCAAAAAAATGAGAGTAAGGATCCGAGTAATTCTTTTGTTATATCACCTGATAAATTTTTAGATTTTAAATTAAATAATAATATTTTAGGAATTTATCATTCTCATTATTTATCTACGGAAAGGCCATCTAAATCAGACAAGGAGCTATCTGAAGAACTGGGGATTCCTTATTTAATATATAGTTTAAAAACAAAAAAATTCCACTTGCATTTCCCGCAGAGTTATCAGCCCGCCCCCCTTTTGGGTCGCCCCCACATAAAAGGCTTCTTTGAATGCACCTGCATCTTAAAGGATTACTTTATAACAAAATTAAAAAACAACATAACCAACTGGAATAAAAACTACTGGCTTCCCGAAACAGCTAAAAAGGCAAATAAATTACTTTATAAAATTTTAAATGAAAACTTGATAGAATGTGCGGCCGACAACCCCCAAATGCATGATGTATTGGTGTTTGAAATTAAAAAGGGAAGGCGTCTTCATATAGGAATATATCAGGGAGATGATACGTTCATCCATCAGCCCAGAGCGATGTTGTCGAGCCGGCAGCTTCTGGATGATAGGTGGCAGCGCAAAATAAAAGCTATATACCGACAGCCTTCCTGTGTGTAAATAAAGACGGAGAAAGGATGAAAAAAGTATTTCTGCATGATGGACTAGGGAAAAGGTTCGGGTTTGAGTGGGATCTGAATGTTGAGTCTGCGCAAGAAGCAGTCAGTGCGCTCTTCGCCAATAATCCCGAAATAGAAAAATACCTAATCCAGCAGGAGCTCAAAGGAATTTCCTATGGAATAAAAAAGAGGAAAAACGGGGAATTCCTTACTGAGGAGGGGTCTAAAATGCGAGGAGGAAGGGTTTATCATGTATTCGCCGTTCCTCAGGGCAGGGATCCTGGCACAGTCGTTACTAGTCTTATTATGATGGCTGTAAGTACGGCTGCAAGCATGTATCTTAGCAAGAAATTGGCTGAGGCGATGGAGCATGATGAGGAAACTTTGGTGGCTCAAACGCAATCCTATATATATCAGGGGGCTACCAACAGATACCAGCAAGGAAGCACTATTCCAGTTGGGTATGGAAGATTAAAGGTAGGCAGCAATGTAATATCTTCATGTTCATTGAATTATGAGTACGATTCGGATGCAGGGAAAATAATTGGATGGCGAGGCGTAGGACTAGACAGCGTAATGCCTTCCTACTATGCCCCCTATTACGACCCCGAGCTAGGCCCACTAGGGTCATCCGCAAAATATTCAGCATTTGGAGGGCAGAGCGTTTTCTCTATGCAGGATCCTAAGTTCAAGTCCTTGATGGGAACAGTTAAAGACATCTTGAGGGGAGCTAATGGAGGCGCTTACGGAAGGGGGTATATGAGTTCTGAGGATTATGCCGCTGGTCGCATGAAGTTAAAAGAAGGGAATGCTTGGGGGGGTTATTTTAAGTATACATACAACTACGGAAAGGGGGTCGATAAGTCGTTGCTTGGAAATTGGATAGATGGAGGTGACTGGCAGCCTAATGCGCTGGACGATAAAGCCCCATATCCATTTTCGGTGCCTGGAGAGTCCAATGCTGAGAAAACTTCATTCACGGCTGTGCAAAGCGTGCCACAAATAGAAACATCCGAGAGTAAGAAAATATTTTATCCAATAAGCTTTACTGACGGAAAACAGCTAACTCCGGCCACCCCACTTAAGTCTGACGCAGACGATGGATTCGACCCAATACTAGTAGGGCAACGATACAAGGGGGGGAACAAAGACAATGGACTTGGGTGGCACAAGCTGGAATCTGCCTCAGTGTTTAAGGCGCTGGACCTTGTGGCGGAAGGCCCTGTGGAAGGTTTGTCTACGAGGGGGGGAGACTCTTTGGTTTTTAAAAAATCCATTAGTGATGCCGAGGTGGAAAAAGAGTGTCTACTCCGGGAAGACAACATTTGCGTAAGAAATCCTCTAGATGATTACCTTCAGGGAGTGGAGTTGGATGACTCTCCAGTAAAAGAGGTAATTGAAAAGGCGGGGACCAGTAAAGACTCGTATAACGTAAATGAATTTGATATAGACATCGGAATGAGCGCTGGAGGGATAATTGGATCCGATAATCAAGTCCAAATGGATCCCCAGTACCAATTTACAGCTAATACCAAGGATATAGGAGGGACACTATTTGGCCATCGTGCGCTCAATGTAAACGATGTTCGAGCCGGATCACAAAATTCAGATTTTGCCCCAAATACGATGTACAAAAAGGGATCTACCGTACTTCATGAAGGGACACGATACCGTGTATCCAGGAGCCTGAACAATAAGTTTAAATCTACGGAGAATTATACCTTTATAGAAGGTGCGATGCCTTTGATTGTTAAGCACCCGGACAAGGCCAAATTCTATGAAGCTACCGGTAAATACATGGAGATAGAAAAGGTTGACTACACAAAGGCCAATGGAAAAACTTACCAAAAGGGATCGGGGGTATTCGAGCCAATGGGTGGAGATGTTCGATATTATGAGTTTGGGGATAATTACTCTAAGTTTGTAGGTAAATTTGAATCAAGCAACTCCTACAATCAAATAGGGAGCATTATATTTGACAAAGGAATGCCATGGAAAATAACAGGATCGTGGCCGCCCCCGTCAAAAGCCAAGTATAAAGTAATCTCGAGCTTTTGCGAACCTATAACTATTGATGATGATGAGTTTCCTATTGTAGGGCGCCAATCTCCTGCTTTGTACGTGATCGCGCGGCATCCACAATTTGGGGCGCCGTACGTATCCGATATAACAGCGGAAATTAAGCTTGAAGATACTGCGTATTGGAACGAGATAAACATAAAGGAGCCAAACCTAATTACAGACCAAAAACAGAAGCCTATACCCCAATTACAGATTGGGGGAAGTAGGCCAATTTTTCAGGAAATTGGGGAAGAAATAGCTGGGGGAGCGGGAAGCGACCTAGAGGAATATTATCTTAGCCATACAATAATAAACCCACTAGTAAGAGAGGTTTATATATCGTTGCAAGTGGATGAATTAGGATATGTTTACGAAGGAGATACCGTTGAAATAGATTATAGCCCTGGACCCATGTTGGCGTTTACCCTGGGATTAATAATAGCCGCAGCGATGGGTGCGGATGCAGCCACAGAGGTGGATGAGCCATTTCAGTGGGCAACATTTCTTCTTTATGTCGCCTGGGGGATAGTTGCTGGAATTGTGTTGGCAATAACTGCTGCTAATATAGAATTCTCCATGGGAGAAAAAGTTGAAAACTCGGGAGAAATTTGGCCAAACAAGGCAAAATTCAGAATCAAGTACGGGAACGAGGGAGAAATACCATATGACACCGATATATATATTTATGGAGTTGCCACCTCTCCCTACCGCAAAGATATTAAAATCTACTTGCCTCCAAATCCTCAAGAAAAGGATCGGACAATAAAGGTTTACAAACTGAACCGAGAAAGAAACCCGGTAAGAGAAGGGGAGGCTGCCGCCCGATACAAGGAAAAAATGTCTCTTGCAGCAGTAACCGAAGTTACTCCCGTTCAGTTAAGTTACCCAAATTCAGTAGTAATCGGAAGCAGGGTTAACGCGCGGGACTACCCAAGCATCCCCACGAGGAACTATAACCTAAAGATGTCTCGCGTGGCAGTTCCGTCGAACTATGATGCTGAAGCACGAACCTATGAAGGGTCTTGGAATGGTCTATTTAAGGGGCAAAGCAGCCGCGATGACTCAATCGCAGAGGAGGCGAAGACATGGACGGACAACCCCGCCTGGTGCATGTATGACCTTATTTCGAATAAAAGATATGGAGTGGGGCGTTTCGGGATTCGACCGGAAAATATAGATAGGTGGACCCTGTATAAAATAGCTAAATATTGCGACCAGATGGTTCCTACTGGCTATAGCCCCAAATACCACAAAAGAAATTTCGAATGGATGGGGGCCACTAAAATCAATATAAAAGCAGACGCCACCTATACCAACGCACAATTCAATAAAGAATTCGCCCATCCCCGCAAGAAGCTGGCAATATATTATCCAGACGGAACTCATGAGGTGCGAACTATAGTCAACTCAGAAGGTGGCGACTCAGTCCCTATGGTTATAAATCTAGATAAAGCTCCCTCCCAGAATAAGGGATCCTGCGCAACAGAGATAGACTACCCATTGGTAGAACCACGATATACGCTTAATGCCTATATTATGAATGAGCAAAACGCCTTCAAGATGATCAATGAGTTCTCTTCAATATTTAGGGCATTTGCATATTGGGCTGGAAATGCGATTCACTTCTTTCAGGACGAGTACAAAGAATCTTTAATGTTGTTTTCGAACAATAATGTGTCGGAGGAGGGGTTTGCCTATTCGAGTACCCCAAGAACTAGCCGAACAAACGCCTGTAAAATTAAATACTTAGATAGATACAACAACTTCCGTCCAAAAATGGAATACAGCGAAGATAGAGAAAGTATCAATAAAAACAATCTTATTGAACAATCTATCGATGGATTTGGAATAACTTCGAAGGCCCAAGCAAAGCGTGCATCCGAATTCTTAGTGCAGGGGGCCAACCTGGAAACAGAATTAATAAATTTCAGAACTAGTTCGATAGGGTCTTATATTCGTCCAGGGGACATTATAGATGTACTAGACAACAAGAGAACTATTGGAAGGTTTGCAGGGAAAGTTGTAGATATTTCAATTAGCGGTGACGGAAAGATGGCCGAACTAGATATAGACTTCCCTGTTCGCACAATAGTGGATGAGGACGACCCTAGCACATACAAGAAGATAACTCTATATAAGACATCTGGAAATCAAACCATAGAATCACTGGACAAAGCCACCAAGGGGGGGTCTGTAGCCATACCAGATCAACTAATAGATGACATGAGGGTGGCGCAAATCGGAGAATATTTAGTATCAAAAGTGTCAAACAACGATACCAGGATAAAGCTCAGCAATAATCCGTACAGCTTTATAACGGGACTCTATACATGGTCCGAGGCTTTGCGGGATGCCAAAAAGCGCGGAGGGCAGCTGGCCACTATAGCTAACGACACAGACCAAGCTCAGGTTCAGGCGGTATTACCGAACAATACGGGGGGCTGGATAGGGGGATACAACAGGGAGTCCCCTCCACCAGAGGAATTCATCTGGTACCAGCCTCAGGGTTGCGACGACGATAGCATTTCCTATTTTAGCTGGGCAGAAGGATTCCCGAAGGTAGGCGACACCATAGAGACCGACCAGATTAATGGAGACACTGTAATTCAAACCGACGAATTAAGCCCGAAAATCAAAAAAAAGCCAGGACCATTCGATATCATAACTGACCCAGATGATTCTTATGGGCCATTTATAGCCGTAAGCGGAACTCTTGATCAAACTACCCACGGAGACTGGATTACGCTCCCACAAAAAGACACTATAGGATATGTACTTGAGGGTAAAGTTGACAATTCATTACTCGGACTCAAGGAAGTAGAGGGGACAACATTTGTAATAGAAGACAAGGTTAATCTAGCTGCTACTAAACAATATAAAGTGGTCAATATAAATGAAGAGTCCAATGGAATATTTGCGGTCCAGGGGTTGCAGTATAATTCTGGGAAGTTTGGCAATATTGAAAATAACTTAAATCTTCCAAAACCATTGTCCCCAGTTATATTCACCGAGGCTCCCCTGGATAATCCCACTAATGTTATAATTTCTGCGGTTGCCGAAATGCCTGAAAAGTCTATACCTCTAGGCCTTGAGGTACAGTGGAGTTCAGTGGCCGGAGCAGCAAAGTACAGAATACAAATTTTCAATGGCAACACATTGCTAGCCACTCTTACGCAAGATAATGACTTATCTTCGGATGTTCAATCCATCACATATAGAAGCGAAAAAATATTAGAGGGAGAGAATTATTATGCCCGAATACAAGGAGTGCCGAGTTAATGTCATTTGCCGACTCTCCAGTAGTTTCTATCCCCCTATCTAATCCCGTTGAAAAATACGGAAAGACATTCAGGGTTTCGAATATATATTTAACGTCGTCAAGCAGGCCTGGAACTTTCTATAATCTGCCAGACAATTACACGGCTGTGTCAGTTTTCGAGCAGGAGTTTGAAAATCGTACCGTGAAATTAAAATGGGATCTAATTGACCCCCGGAATAACTTTAATTATTCCGATGGAGCCCAAATTAAGAGGAATCCATATATCAGCGGTTTCGAAGTTTCTATTTACGAGAATACCGGAGATTACACCGGCATTAATGTGGTGCGCCACAGGAAGCATATATTTACGCAAACTCAAATATTCGGGAACGAATTCGAGTACACCTTAAGCGGTGCATCTGGGCGAAACTACTCCTTTGATGTTGTATTTCGAGACTTTGCCGGGAACCAAAGCAGCGGGCTACTGGTGTCTAGGAACCCTCCGCCAAAGCCTATATTAATTTCCACTGGCACCAGTGCATATGATGAGAGGTTCATCTGCTCCTATACTGGAGGTGGGGCCGATTTTATTGGGCTTAGGCTCTACAACTTTACGGGACTGACAAGCGGAACCAGCGGAATTTTGTCGCAGCATCAGGCATACCTCTCCCAAGCCAAAAGAATCAGCGACGGATCTATCGAGGGGGCCAGTATTGAATTGGAGCCAGGGACCATTAGCTACGTGGCGGCATTACCTATAGACAAATATGGAACGGGGAAATTGTTTGGGTTCTTTGATCCCAGGCCTACTGTGACTGGGTCTGGATTTACGGGCTTAAGTGGAAATGCCGAGAAGGGGATGGCCATCTCCAATTTTCCCGACATGGGCATTCCTACGGGATCTAGAATTTCTGGGGGAGATGGAATATATTTCAGTTTTCTGCCACTTTACAATACTGGTAGCTCATTAATTTATAGTTGTTATAAAGTTCATGGAACTGGGAAAATAACAGGCGCTGTGGGAGGATATGATGGAGAATTGCTTGTAGATGCCGGCACGTATGGGGTGGGTAGTGGAGGCTCTCAGTATTTTTACGACAATAGGGGTGTTGGCAATGAAGATGATACTGGAGGATCATACCAGTATACATATGACAATTCGCTTGGATGGCAAAGTGGATTCCATACGGGAGTAACCATGCATATACCCATAGTTACTGGAAGCGGTTTTACTGGATCTGGCTATGTGGGTAGTGGCGCAGGCTATTATTGGGAGTCGGGGTACCCGGCATATGATTGTGATATAGTACCGATGTCTCCCTCAGGGACAAGCGGAGAAAAATTCGGCCCTACAGGGGGGGATTATATATATGGATACTTCGACCCAGTAGAAGAAAAATTTGGATGCGCGTCGGCGTTCGAGATAACAGGGGGATATGGAAAGGATATCGGAGGCATTTACTCAATGCCTAAAAATGACCCAAATAGCCACAAAATATATTTTAGAAGCGGGTCCAACTTTATGGGTACTTACGAGAAAGCGGCCTCATACCTGAATTCAATGGGAGAAATGCCAGCGGTAGTTATAAATAAAACGCAGTTAAATCAACTGTTAAGCGGTGAGAACAATCCGCTTCAGGCAAGAGGCTGGGTGGGTTTGCGCAGGAAGAAAGTTGGGGTGCTCACTGGCCTATTTCAGAGCGACAGCGCCAATCAAAATTATTTTGAAACTACAGATTTCGGAACACAAACTAGTCGGAATATAGAGATTATTAGCAATTTGGGCGAGCCCCAAAACTCCAGGCTCGAGATAAATGACGTCGGGGAATATTGGGCTTGGGTCAATGGTAGTGGCAGTGAGATTTACAGGTATGCCGGAAGTGGATATTACAAGCTCAGGCAAGCAGATTTAGATATACAAATTAAAAATTATGAAGACAAATTGTTAACTGGGGAAACCTTAACGGGGATAGTTCCAGTTATGAAAATATCGTCTATGGAGATAGAGAGAGGGGAAAAGAGATTTAGTTTCAATTATTCTTTTGAAGAATCATTTTTGAATTTAGAAGAAAAAAATTCAGATTTTAATATATCTCAAATAAATCTGTATACTGGGTCTACATCTGGGTTTCAAATAGGCAAAGAAAGTTTAGCGCAACAATATGGACCTGAATTCCCTATTACAATTGGGTCAGGAATGAACTCATTGGAAATAAATTTAACTGGAGCACAAGAGGGGATAACCTATATTTTCCCAGACGAAAAATCAGACCCGGCACCTTTCTATAAATTACTTCCTTTCGATACTGTTGGATCGGGAGAAGTGGCCAATGTCAATTTATTGATAGAGGGGGATGCCACAAAACCAATAAAAGTATTAGCAACCAACCAAGCGACTGTATTCAATTTGGATGAGGCATTTAATTCTCAGGAAAATTTCGCAGAAGTGTCTTTTAGATATGAGCACACTCAAAAGCCAGTAGTGACCTATACGTTATCCTATACTGGAGCTGGAAATAACATGGGATACCTCGGGGCAATGATGAGAGGGGAGCCTACAATCAGCGGGGCAGATTTTGTGTTTACAAGCGCCCCGCCAGGGGTAGATTATGCCCTATATATACAGTCGTATAGCGATCCCTAAGATATTAATCCTATCAAGTTGCGGGCATCTTTAGCGGAGATATCGTCCCAGTTTTCCCAAGACTTCAAGCTTTCATTCTGAAAAACCCCCTCCTTCTTGTCTTGCCACCACTTCCTTAGGTGAACTTTGAAGTCGTCGAAGGTTTCGCACGACAAGGAATCCTTTGCCTTTTTCCTTAAAGTGGTAGTCGGGCTAAATGGGTCATCGGCTTCTACTGGGCTTTGAGTGGGCGCTCCTATATTAGACTTATCCATTTCATCATCACCAACAATGTGGACGTTAAGGAAATTTCTAACACACCTAACAAACGCTCTATTGCACGCTATAGTTTCTAAAAACTTTGTAGCAAAACTACTAGTGTTTTTAGTGGTAGCGTTAGCCATGTCTTCAAAGACTACAACTTTATTGTTTGTTTCGTAATTAGGGATAAAACTCATCCTACATACCACGGCAACGTGATCCGACTCAGCCTTTACGACTTCGTAGGATACGTCAGAAAACCCCCTAAGTCTTGCTAATTCCTTAATGCCGCCCAATTTGATAAGCAATTGATGGTCTGCCAATCCATCGATAGACCTTGGCATATCTTTATTCCTAGATTGAAACCATGACCTATTGGGGAAAAGGTTGCTTTCCTTTATCATGCAGCGCCAATTTACGGAGCCGTCATCGGAGAAAACATACTGAACATTTTCCAAAAGCCCATTCTCATCCCTCTTAAATAGGGATGGGCCCTTACTATTATCTATTTTGGTCGCGGTTTTTGTCTTGGCGGCATCCTCGTCACTGACTGGATTCTTCCTGGGTCTTCCTCTCGGGCTCATGATTGTATATATTTAAGTGTTCTAGTTCTTCCCAGAAATCTTCAGAATCTATAAGTCTTAGTGGGTCGGATGATTTTTCCAGTCCAGCCTTCCAAGATGCTTTGCTATAATATTCCTTCTCTTTAGATATCAGGGTTTTGTTGCTATGATAGAAGGTATTATCGCATATTTTTTCATTAAAGTCAATATCTTTTTTTGTAGAATTGGTAAATTCTTCAACAACCCAATCAAAGAACTTTAAACGAAGGGAGGATACTTCATTTTTATCTTTACAAATTAAAACTGTTTGTATTCCGAGATTATTCACCTGTCGCACATATTCTTCCGTAATTCTTTCGCCGTCGGACGCGGAGGAATTGCGGCTTCCTTCATCAAGAAAAAGAGTCATGCCTTTTATTCGAGACTTGAATCTCGAAAGGATTCCTAGCGGTACTTGAGAGGCGCTCATCAAGTTAACTTCATGCCGAAGCCAGGCAGACAATAGGTCTATGTCTAGATGGAGGTCACCCCTTAAGTTTATTACTCGTTGTGGACTGAATCCATGAGCGGGAGGGTGGTCGGGGACTACTTCAAGTACGGAGTTATGGTAATGTTGGCCTATCTTTAGGGTTTCGTATGTGTTTAAGTCGTGATTTATCCCCAATAGATCGAGAACGGTAGATGCGACTTCTTCCGGGCTAATCTCATTTACTCGCTTAGGGGATTCGTTGACGGCGAAAGAGGGTTTAATGGAAGAAAAGTCCGGACTGAGGCAGCGTATATTAGACTTCACATTCCATAGTGGACTCGAACATTCTGGAAATATATTCGAATAAAGCGCTACTATGGGAATATCTAGAGCGCTAGCCATATGAACTGGGAGGCTGTCTATACCAAGATGAAGCATTGATTTCTCTATAACATATCCCATTTGGCGGAAGGAGGCGCCAAGGGTATTCTGGTCGCATTGATCAAAAGGGGGGTCCTTTGGGCCGCCAACTTGTACAATTTTAATCCCACGGGGAGATAGTCTGTCCTTGATCAAGTTAAGGGCTATAGGCCAGTGGTCATAGTGGCGAGCTGGAACTTTTTCAGAATTAGTGTGAAAAGTTATAAATTTTTCGGGCAGAACTGGGTAGAAATGAGTAAAAAATACTGGATTTCCAATTCTGACGCCCAAGGATTTTGCGTATTCTTCTGCTATGTGGCTCATGATGAAGTATAGAATTTTTGCTCACGTATAGTGGAGTCCATTTTTTCGTTTATTAGGTTTTTATATTTAAACCTTAAGTCGTTTTGAATGTAAACTTGCCTGGAAAGGTCTATAAATTCATCGTCGAATTCCTGGAGGGAATCTTTGCATCTTTGGCGCTCTAGAATGTCCCAGATTTTCAAGTTGACTTCTTCGAGTTTTAATAAATATTCCGATAAATATTCAACGTTATCAATGTATGGTAATGCGAATGATCTTAGCATATCATGCTCTACCTGTACGTATTTTCTTTGGTCTCCAGGGGGTATTTTTTTAAGCTTTACCTTAAGTACCGAAAGCTTATCAAAGAGCTCCCCCATGGACACTGGAATATCTACGTTCATCGCAATTCAAATTGAGTTTTATCTTTTCCGTTGTGTTGGTAATTGAATATTTTCTGGGTTCCTATATGGGGGAGAAATGCGATATCAAAGTAGCCAGAATGAGACCCTTGGCCTTCGAGGGTGAGGAGATTGTCTATATTTTCTTGGTAGGAAAGTGTCTTATGAACGTTTGGGTGATCTTCTATTAAGGGAAAGAACAATGGGTTTGTGAGTACATATATATAGTGGTCTGGGTATAAATTTTTAAGATTATCTAATAAAGAGTTTATCCATAGAACATCTCCACCACTACCAGGAATAAGGACTCCTATCCTTTTTTCTCTAGGGGTGTCACTAAGCAAATCCTCGAGATTTTTGGCATTTACTATCTCAGAGTTTTCCTGGGCGGCAACCTTTCTGAAATAATCAAGTATTACTTCACGGGTTTTGCCTTTTGAAATTTCTTGGGTCCAGTATTTATGGCCATCATCAACCTCTGGGGTTACGTCCATATTTAATATATTTTTGTATAAGTCACATAACCAGTCAGAATCATCCTTTATATCGGGAGGGGTGTAGTTTGGATTCCTGGGTTTTTCAGTAAAGTCAAAATCCCATTCAGAAACCGGAAAATTGTCAAGTATCTTCTCTAGTTGTGCGCCAATTACGTCGGTGGAGAAGTTGTCTATAGTGAACTTTCTAGCCCTTTCGCCTATCTGTAGGCGTTTGGCGGGAGACATTTTATAGACCTTAGTTAATTGTTTTGCGATTGATGATGGATATGTGCTAGCCTTAATAAACTGAGTGCCGGGCTCTCTGTATTCTGCCCATTCAAGCGGAAGGCCACCGCTTTCATTGGTACATGAGTCTTCTCCACAACTATAATTAGTGACCAAGGTTATGAGTTTCGTTAATTTGGCTTCTTGGACTGGTATTTCTTGCCCTCCGGAAGTAAATGGATGGCAATACACGTCCATTAAGTTGTATATCTCATTTAATTGAGGCTCTGATACGCCACTTGAAACATTGGTAGTGTTTTGGGTTTTTTCGGACCCGCAATATTTGCATTTTAGACCTTGCCCGTCAAAGGGTTTTATTTCATACTGCTTGCAGGAGGAGCAATAGTAGGTGGTGAATATATCAAGATTATTTAATCCTTTTTCTTTGATGAGGCGCGGTATATCCCAGCCTTCTCCCCAGTGGGTATGGAGTAAAAGTTTTGCGTTTACAGAGGGATTACGTTCCTTGAATAAGGCATATCCATCTAGAAGGTTGGGGACGCTTTTCCTTAATTGGTTGCGGAACACAAAGCCAATAAGAAAGCAGTTTGAATCTATTAATTGTCTTTTCCTGAGGACTGATACTTTTTCTTGAGGCAAACTAAAAAAAGTGTCCGTATTCAGGCTACCCCGCAGCATTTTTACGTGCTCAAAGCCCGCTTTGTGCATACCCTTTTCCGCAAAAGAGGCCCATACGTAATAATTCTTGATGTGAGGGGCGGCATCTAAGGAGAGGGGGAGGAGGGGCTCGGAATCTAGGGTGGTCCATATCATGCAATTTATTTTATTCCACCATTTCTTTTTCCAATAGTCTGTGAATCCCCAAATATCTTCCGCCCCAATATAAATATCGGGCTTGACTTCCCTGATGAGCTCATCGATCATTTCTGCGCCATAAGATGCCGCCCTAGCTATGTTTGGGTCTTTGTTGATTTGGTCGATGCGACTTTGATCGTCGGGCAGTGTGCCCACGCATTTCCATGGAAGCTTGGAAAGGCTAGGGTTTGATTTTTGCATTCCATTGCAGGCCTCTACGATTTCGTATTTGTCGGTAGCGTAGAGGTAGGATAGAATATTTCTACAATTTTTCCCAAAGCCCGTGAATGCCTTGCTGTGGTTGGTGTGGAATAGTATTTTCTTTTTTTTATTATTTTCTTGCGGATGCTTCATGAAAGGTTTCTCCGTATTTTGGTAAAAATGCATGCCTAACCTCGATATCGGGCGTAGCTATTATTTCCATCCCACTTTCTCGGGCCTTATCAAAAAAAAAGAGATGTTCATTACTCTCATAGTAGGGATCGTATTCAATTTCTCGATGCAAGTGAGCGGGGACCATGAAGACGGTGCCCACGGATTGCACAAGGGACGGCCTATCCCCCTCTAGCCTATTATAGGGCGGCTTATAGTCGAATCTAGATCCGGCGATGTCTCGAAAGCACTCAATATCATAAAATCGCTTAAAAAGCCACCAGTCGTTGTCCTCTAGAAAAACATAGGGAGCCACAACCTTCGTGGTG